CTCGTCAATTACTGTTACTTCTACGCCTGGTGATACTAAAGCCATAGTGGTTTCCTTTTCAAGTTGTAGATATTTATAGGTATATTCAAAAAAGGTGGTTCTACGCCGCCCTTTGGCAAAGGTCCACCATAAATATATCATGAAAAGACCCGTATGTCAGGCATGCAATCAACGCCCTTGTGCTATTAACTACTACAAGGATGGGATTGCCCATTATCGCAAACGTTGCGAGACTTGCCAGCGCAAAGGTAAAGGTATAGCCAAGAGAAAACCCCGGTGGGAAACAGCGGGGTTTAAGAAAAAAATGTCTTGCGATAAGTGCGGATTTAAAGCACGTTATTCAAGTCAAATATTAGTGTATCATATTGACGGAGACCTCAACAATACATCCAACAAAAACTTAAAATGTGTTTGTAAGAATTGCGTTGAAGAGCTGCTTAAGAGCGATCTTCCTTGGAAACAAGGGGATCTTGAGCCAGATATTTAACTTGATTGTATAAGTGATCTAACGTTCCGTTGTTGTCTATAATCTGGTCAAAGTCTGTCCCAATCCAAGAGTATTCGCTAGCATGAACACTTAGAGAGTCTAGTTTCTTTTTGCTTAATGCCCATTGCGAGTTTCCATTCGGGCCGCGATTGTATGCTACCGCAGCATTGTACCACTCAGGTTCATCCCCTCGGCGGATACGCACTACAATTCCCCCAGCGGCTTTAATTGCTTTGATTTCGTTAGGAAATCTGCAATCAGTAATAACAACATCATCAGTAGTATTACGCAGTTTGTTTTCTAAACTAGCAATCCAAATATCGTCGTGAAATCCTGATCGCAAAACGTTTGTGCCCCATTGCTGTAGTACCCAACGTGGGGTTAGTTCGGGCATATTAAGGCGTTCTGCCCACCATTGATCTACTTGCTCACGCCACTCTCTTGAGTGTTTTGTGCGCCCTTCCAGCATGGTTCTGTCCCAGCCAAACACTTGACTTACAGCGTCTTTTAGTGTGTTGGCAAAACTTTCTCTACGAAAGTGATGTAAGTTTACAAGGTAATCAGCAGCAGTATCTTTGCCTGCGCCAATAAGTCCACAAATTCCAATGATCATTTTAACTCCCGAACGTTGAGATATTTAAGCGTATTTTGTAGCATGCCAATTTGTCTGCGACAGTCCTCTAAAGCATGGTGTGTTGTAGGTGGGATGGGTTGATCAGGCCAGCAACTAAAAATTGTGCGACTGTCACGTACCATGTAGTATTTCCAAGGAAGGGGTTTGCGATAGCTTTTGTAAGCATGCTCTAGAATGTTCATGTCATACGTAGGGCCTTGTGCCCAGATCATTTTACTGTGCCAAATAAGTTTGCCTAGCTCGTCCAGTGCTTGATCTAGTGGAATACGACCTTCTTCATTGAACGCTTCGTCCCGCACAACAGCAGGCTGAGTTGCCCACCACTCTATAGTACCGTCATCGATCACACGGTTTTCTTGGCTTTCTAGGGTGACTCGGGCATAATAAGATTGCTCATAGTAGCCTTGACCAAACGGGTCAAAGGCTTGGGCAGCGATGGTTAGGATAGTAGCGTCTGGGCCAGTTGCTAGCCCTTCTAAGTCGATCATGAGGTGCATGTTGCTATTATAGCATCAATACACTAAGATGTCAATTATCCAATTACCCAAGTAATAGGTTGCGAGCCGTCAACATAATTAACTAGCTCGAGTATCAGGGCATCCATTTCGGTCTTAGCTTCGCCCTTCATAGCCGCACCATTTAGAGTAGAACCACCTTGTGGGCCAGCGATGCTAGCAAACTTTTCACGGGCTTCACCAATAATCATTTTGCAGTTAGCAACCATATAGTTGCGAATCCATTGCGAAATTTGGAAGTCTTGCAACAAATTAACTTCTGGCTTTAGGCTGTATGTCCAAAGCAAAACATTTTCGCCAGTGCCTTTTGGATCACGAATTAGCTGTAATTTTTTAGTCACTGGATTCCAAGTGTAGTTCATGTAAGCACCAAACATACGCCCTGCTAGTTCAACATATTGTGAGTAGAAGTCGTATGTTGCGAGACCACCAGCTACGTTAAAGTTCATCAAATAAACGTTTAGACTTGCCTGGGCAAACGGGTCAAAGTTAGAAGCAAATGGGCCTGTAGAATCTCCGAATGTTCTACGAAACACCTGGCGCACACTTACAATTTCCTGAGGCAATGTGTAGATGTTTACATCCTTAATGAGCTCCATAAAGATATACGCTTCTTCATATGCGTTCTGGGCACGTTGACGGTATGTGCCAATTGTTTTTTGATACGCGGCCTCGTAGTGAGAGGGGTCTAGTTCCAAATCGATGATTTGGTCACCTAGTTGTAGTTTTACATATTCTATTAAATTTTGCTTTAACTCTTGTAGCGTATCTTGTGCCATAGGGAACTCCGTTCCCTATATTTACCACACTCTTAGCACGATCAAGTTCTCTGTTCCGCGAGCGTTCCATGCTACTTCAGTGGCTTTGATATCCTTGAAGTATTTGCGAGCAGCCGGCTTGCCTACAGTGGTGATCTGCTTGAGCTGTTCTGCTGGCTTGCGAAGCGTTTTTTGCACAGTTTCCACAGTAGAGAACCCAATCACAGAATTGTTCTTAACTGTAAACACTTTAGCATATTCATCCGCAACAAGGTGGATGAGCTTGCGCTTCTTGCTGTCGTACAACCATGCTTCACTCTTGTCCACAAGCTGTGCCGCTGGCAAGGACTTGAGCTTGAGTTCGGCAAACTCAGCACAAATTTTGAACTTGGCTGCTTTCTTCTCTGGCGGTACTGCTTTAACTTTGCGAGGCTTGCGTTCCACTTTCTTGATTTGCACATAAGAGCCGCAGTCACTTAGCACTAGTTCACAAAACTTAACGCATTGCTTGAGCTGGTTCTTGTTCATGTAGTCGTATGCCTTAACTAAGTCAGCATCTTTGCCTGCAACAGCATCTTCAAATTCAATAAGTTTCTTAGCCCAACGATCTTTGATCATTGATACCATTTGCGGAGCAATATTCATGCTTCGCATCAACGCCACAGGTTTGTAGTCAGCATTGAGCTTGGCGCCTGATGTAATGAACTCGTCAAACAAACCTTCTAGCTCGCCGATACATTCGCCCACTTTGTCGCGAAGTCGATCCTGGATTGTAATCTTAGGAACAGCATCTTCCTCCACTGCTACTTCTTCTTTTTCTGCTTCTTTGATCTCAAGCAATTCTTTAAGCAAGTTATCCAATTTGATTTGTTCGTGCTCGCCTAATTGCAAGCCCATTAGACTCATACGAGCAAGCCACCCGGTGGTCAGCCGCATTTGACTGTCTGGCAGGGCTCGAAGTTTTTTAGCGTCTTTTGCACGATCATGCACATCCAAATAATTACAAGCAAATTCTTTGGCTTCTTTCTTGCCATAGAAATAGTTGTACCAATTAAACGCACGAGTCAGGGCTGTGAAGCGTTCTTCTGTAGGCTGAATCGCCCAAGTAGGCTCAGAGCCCACATACTTTGTATCAGGGCTTCGGGGATTAAGGGGTTTAAAACTCAGGGTTTTCATATGGCTCCTTGTGTGCAATTGTGTAATTATAACACTTGCCCATTTTATGGTCAACCACTAACTAAATAGTACTACTATGCCACGTTTAAGCCTTTACCGCCCTAATAGAACCCGCGATTACCAGTTTTTGGACCGCACAATCTCCGAAATGTACACAGTTGGGGGTTTAGACATGTTTGTCCACAAATATTTAGGACCGCAAACCGGCGGCGAAGATTCTGCGTACTCTGGAAATTATGATGCAACGCAACCAATTTACGACGAACTCAACCCATTAAATATCCAAGACTTGTTGCTTTTAGAAAACCGCGATAGGGTATATGACCAAGACATTTATGTCATGCGTGGCGTTTACAATCAGCAAGATGTAGACTTTGATTTAACACAATTCGGTTTATTCTTAAACAACGACACGCTGTTTATTACATTTCACTACAACGACATGATTGACACATTTGGTCGTAAATTAATGAATGGCGATGTTTTAGAAGTACCAAACTTAAAAGATTATTATCCCTTAGACCCATCAATACCGCTACCAATTCCCAAGTATTATGTTATTCAAGATGCAGCGTTTGCGAGTGAAGGATTTTCTCAAACTTGGTTGCCACACTTGTGGAGAGTTAAAGCAACACCGTTAACTAACCAACAAGAATTCAAAGATATTCTTAAAAAACCAGTTGTCACCGAGCAGATTTGGGATAATGGAAACTTTTATCCACAAGGCAGCATTGTTAACTCTAGTAATGTATATTACCGAGCTATTGCCAACGTCCCAGCTGGCACAGACATTACCGATACAAGTAAATGGCAGGAATACACACCGCCAACAGAAAGCGATGTATTCAGTACCAGAACTAAAGATACACAAATTAACGACGCGATTCTTGCACAAGCTGATGTTGAGGTTCCACTTAGTGGCTACGACACGCAAACATTTTATGTTATGCCGACACTGGACAATGGTCAGCCAGCAAACCCACAAGGACTTACTGCGGATAGTGACACAACAGTTGACAGCACAGCAGGTGGCGATCAAACAACACCACGTGCTGATGGCTATACTGTAGGCTACTTAACAGGCGACGGTGTTCCGCCAAACGGTCTACCTTGCAGTACCGGAGTTGCTTTCCCATTAAACCCAGTAGCAGGAGATTTTGCATTGCGAGTAGATTATTTTCCAAATCGTTTGTTCCGTTATAGCGGCACACGTTGGGTCAAAATCGAGGATAAAGTCCGTACCAATCTTAATAACAGCCCAGCTAACAAAACTCTACGCTCTAGCTTTGTTAACAATACATATACTGTGCCCACAACAGATATGGGCAACATACCAAGTCGTCAGAGCTTGTCTGAAATTCTCAGACCACGAGCAGACAACGGGGACCAAGGCGGGGACTTACCACCTAATCCGCCAGTATATTAAGGATACAAATGGCACAGCAATTTTTTTACGACGCACAAATTCGTCGCTTCCTATTACAGTTTACCAGAATGGTAAGCAACTTTCAGATCGAATATGGCAACGAAAACGACGGGGTCAACAATGCAACATTGTTGCGAGTCCCAGTACGTTATGGTGATGCTAGTCGTAATGCACAGACTATTATCCAAGAGAACTCAGCAAACTCGCTACCAGCTACTCCGTTAATGACATTTTACATCAATGCATTAGATTACGATCGTCCACGCATGCAAGAACCATATCACGTAAGCAAAATTGCGGTACGCCAGAGAACTTACGATCCTAGCACAGAGACCTACGAGACTACGCAAGGTAATGCGTTTACAATCGAAAGACTGATGCCTGTACCATACAAACTAGGTATTACCTTAGACATCTGGACGTCGAATACAAATCAAAAGATGCAATTGCTTGAGCAGATGCTAACGCTGTTTAACCCTAGTTTGGAAATTCAATCAACTGATAACTTCATCGACTGGACCAGTTTAAGTGTTGTTGAGCTAGATTCTGTTCAATGGACTTCTAGAACTATCCCTATCGGAACTGAAAATCCGATAGATATTGCAACACTAAAATTTAGCTTGCCTATTTGGATCTCTAGTCCAGCTAAAGTTAAGAAACTTGGCGTTGTAGAGAGAATTGTTGCTGGTATTTTTGATTCACAGGGCGACTTTAATGACGCCATTGTAAACAACGACTTGTTGTTAGGAACTCGACAAATGATTACTCCTTACAACTATTCTGTAGTTATAATTGGAAACAAAGTACAATGTTTACAACAAAGGAATCTTGTAGATGAACCTTCTAACGATGAGATTACACCAACAGAAATCGTCCCAAATAGCAATCTTATGTGGCCTTCTGTTATCGGGGCATACGGTGTTTTACGCCCTGGTATTAGTCAATTGCGATTAGACCAAGATGATGGCACAGAAGTCATTGGTACTATTGCGCTAGACCCAAATGATGATAGATTTTTGTTGTTTGACATCGACACAGATACTACTCCCCAAAATACTTTAACAGCAATCAATGCTATTATTAACCCATTAACTGGTGCGCCCGGGATTGGGCTACCTGCCGCAGCCGCTGGCCAACGATATTTGCTTACCGACAATGTTGGTTCAGCACAACCTTGGATTGGCGAAAATGGAAGAAATATATTTGCTAGCGCGAACGACATTATAGAGTATGACGGTACCTGCTGGCGCATTGTGTTCTTAGCTAGCTCTCAAGGCGGTGGCCAGTACGTCACTAACATCACCACAGGTATACAATATATGTGGGATAGCCAACAGTGGATAAAAAGCTATCAAGGCGTTTATCCCGGAGGTACTTGGAGACTTGTTCTTTGAAGGCAGTTGGCGTTTGGTTCCGTAGCTCGTCTACGGGGCGGTATCTTTATCTACTACGCAATGACCCAAAGCACCCAGGTGCCTGGGGGCTGCCTGGTGGCAAAGTTGAAGATGGCGAAACATTACTAGGTGGCATGGAACGAGAATGTATCGAAGAGCTAGGATCTTTCCCCGCTTATAAAAAACTTATTCCGTTAGAAAAATTTACAGGCTCTGATGGAGTATTCGAATACCATACTTGGGTATGTATTGTAGCCCATGAGTTTGTTCCTACACTTAACCACGAGCACTTAGGATACGCATGGCTCGACTCTGGTAATTTTCCAAAACCAATGCACCCAGGTCTCTGGAGTACCGTAAACATCGAAGCTATACAAAGCAAAATCCTGCTTGTTGAGCAGGATCTTGTTCGTTAAGCCTGGCTTTCGAAATACTGTAGCTGTATCTCACCAACCGGCGTTGTTGAAGTGACTAACGCAGTAATCTGAATTGCTAGTACCTCAGGACCGTTTGGATATACCCCAGTGCCTGGAATAGCACTAGTACCAATTTGCTTAACTGAGCTCAAGTCTAGTTGACCTGAGTTAGTTGTTGAAATTGGAATAGCAAACAAACGCTCGCCGCCTACTAGTTCTGTTGTAATCGCAGAAATAGTCAAGTTCAAATCGTTCGCCGGTGTTGCTCCGCCTAGCGAAGTTCCGAGAATCTTAACAGTATCACCAACAGCATAACCTGTACCTGGATTCTGAACAGTGATTTGTACGTCATTATTATTATAAGTAGAACCTGCCGCAGTTAGTTGGACTGTGACGTTAGCGCCGGAGCCCGAACTTGACACGTTAGTTAAACTTAAACCTGCATAAGTCTTAGAACCACTTGTCACAATCTTAGTACCCGACTTTGAGAAACCGCCAGTTGATCCGTAAGTACTAGATGTTACGCCGCCTGTTGTTTGGTCAGTGTACGTAGGAGCAGTAGAGAATTCGCAGAAGCTAGGCTGGAATCCGCCACCTAGGTTGTTTAAGCCTGTCCAACTAGTTGTTGAAGCATCAATGTTGCTTGGGTTCAAAATACCTTCGATCAAGAAACGACCGGCAGTAATGTTAAACACCATGTTGTTCAATGTGACTTGTGCTCGGTTAATCAAGTCACGTTCGCCTAAATCACCGATGATTGAGTTAGATACGCTAGGAGCAAGGCGCATAGCAAATACTACTTGTTTCAAACCAACTGTTGCCGGTAAACCGTAGTTGTTTCTTGAATATGTAAATTGATAGCCTTGGTCGCCGTCAAAATTGCCATCCATGATTACCGATGAACCCCAGTGGTTAACTAACGGCGAACAAGTATTACTAATTAAAATAACACCAGTATTAATTGCATGGCTTGTTGCACCGCTTGATGTGAAACTACGGTTTGCACCTTCAATCCATTGAGTAAATGTTGCGGCACGGGTACATCCAGTTAATGTGTTGCCAGCTTTGCCAGAGTACTTAATAACTTCACTATCAATCATAACAAACGCTGGGTATGTCACGCTAGCGTCTGGGTATTCGGTTGCATCATTCAATGTGATACTTGTTTGAGTATCATTGATTGCTGATGCAAGACTGTTAACCGGGCTTTCGTTAATCGCTTCATAACGAGCTGGCAAGTTTCCTGAACGCAAATATGCTTCGTTGTTTAAGTTGTTGTTAGGGCGACGGTGTGCCATAATAAACTCACCAGCTTGGCCACGGATCATCCACTGTACATAACCAGCACCGTACCATGAATATTCTACGCCCAACATCTGCATTTTACTTGGATTAAGAGTATATCCACTTGGTCCAGTACCGTCTAATGGATCGATGTTAAAGTCTTCTTGATGTACACGAATTTCTTGGCGCAAACACATCTTAACACGGTTCTGGTTAGAAACACCGCGATATGGCGGAACAACAGTCATACGTTGTTGGTCAAGAATAGATGTCACAGTATGAGTCATGCCACGAATAACAACAATATCACCGTTGTTAAGTTGGTCTTGGAATCGGCAAATTGTATCACCAACAACTAAGTTAGATCCAACGCCAACTGACACATAACCGGCCACCTGGAATGTCGAGCTACGTTGTACCACGTTGATGTTGGTACCATCGCACTCCCAGAACATACCGTTTTGATCATCAAAGATACCAGCACGGATTGAGCTACCGTGCCAACCTTCTACGTTAACACGCGGTTGCGGCGCTAAGTCAGGTGTTGTTGATCCAAGTTCTGCCATAGCCTGGACTGTAAAACTTGTATCGCTGATAATATCATTCACAACATACCCAGAGTTTGCATATCCTGTTGTGTATACTCCCGAAATTCCAATAACTGCACCTTTTTGCAATCCGTTTTCAAGATCTGTTGTCACAGTAATAAGACTGTTTACTGCGGTTCCGTCAGAAGTTAAAGTAGTAATGTCGAATGTTGGTCGCAACATTGTACCCGATGTGAACAAAATACCTTTACCAGATTGATAACGGAAGTACTTCTTGGTTTGACGAATAGCACTTGCACCGTGTGTTGGGACACCGGGTCCTAAGATAACACCGCCGTCAAAAGGTCTTGGCAAGAATGTTGCATTAGAACGAACGTTGATTACACCTGTAATACTTCCAGATACTGCTGCACCAGTTTTTGCTTGGTACGTAAATGTAGTTGTGCTTGGCACACTGAGAATCAAGAAACTGCCTAGACCGTAGGCATAGTTTGTACCTGTCATTAAGTTTGCTAAAATTGGAGTACCTGGTACTAACCCGTGAGCATAAGTTGTTGTCACTGTGATAGTACTTGGGTTTCCACCGTCACTTGTAATGCTTACAATGTCAAGGTCAGCGCCATCAAATGGATATGCTTCGCGAACAACTGTATCCGTTTGATTCAATGTATACCCTAATGCCAATGCCGGATCACGGTGTGGGTAGTAGCTAAAGTTGTTTGTGTTGTAGCCTAAACTGCTAACAATGTTCAAACCTTCAGCATTACTGCTGTAAGTGTTAAGAACTGTACAATATTCACCTTCTCCGTCACTAATGCCGTGATCAGGAGCATTAACTGCAACCAGCGGAATGTTAGAATTTGTGCTAGCATTATACATACCGGTCATGCGGACCATTAATGAACCAGCTCCTGCTGCGGTTAATGGTGTAGAACTAAATGCGCCACGACTGATAGTTTGTGTGCCGTTAACCGCTGTGCTGATTGCTGTATGTTCAACCAATTCAACGTTAGCTGACAATCGCTGAACAATACTGCCAACCGGTAAACTGTTTGCACTAGGAATATTATACCATCCACGTTGCAATTGTAAAGTTGTTGAGTCAGTGACTTCATATACTTTAGCGATTTCTGGTTCGCCAAGAACATAAACGTTTTTGCCTGAGTTTAAGTTTGCACCAGCGCCATTGGTATTATTTGTGCGGCGTGTGACTGTGAGTGTGTTTGCTGACACGTTTGTGACTGCCATAACTTCAAACACGTTAGCTGTAGCAGTTTCAATAGTGATATAATTCCCGTCAACAATACCTGCTGCATTCGCTACAACAACCGAAGTGGTACCTGTGCTTGTAATACTCGTTGCTAGAGTTGTTGCTGCACTTGCTGGAATTGGAAGCAACAATACATTATCGTTTGCCGAAATACCAGTTGTACTTGCTACACTGAATGTACGTTCTTGCGGGCTAGGAACTGCTGTGCTTACATAGGTAGTCACAAACGGTGTTACATTACCTTGTGTTTGGCTAATGAGCAAAGCAAAATCGTTAGCTGCCCATTCTGGAGTTCCTGGGTTGCTTAGTTTTACAGACGTATCGATGTTTGACGAGATAGTATCGTCGCCAGCAATCATTGAAACATAACCGTTAGTTGCTAGAAAAATATCAGCACCGGTGTATTCAAAGAAGCCAGGAATATTGTTGTTTGTAGAGAAGTTTTGCCACTTAGTGTTTTGCAAACCGTATTCAAAGTCAGCGTCGATTAACGCTTCCGGGTTAGCAACACGACTGCGGCCAATAGCATCCATGCCAAACGCCCAAGGTTGTGTAGCAATATACTCACCTTCGATATAGATAGCCAACTTGTCACTAGCACTCATTGTGCTAGTATCAAGGTCTAATGTTAATGTTGTTACACCTGCGTATGCTGCTGGAAAATCAGCAGTGGTTCCTGCCGCCCAACTTACTGTGCCGCCTTGTGTTGGTGCACCAAAGTTATAAATCGATTGATTGGTTGTTGTATTATAGATGGCCAGGAAGTCTTGGAGATTTACTCGACCTTGTACCTTAACCGTTCCTAAACCCGCTGTACCAGGTGTAAAAACGTATTCATTAATTCTTTCTCTTGCCATCTTTTAAACTCCAAATATGATTTGATTAGCCGTCAATGTTGCTTGTGTATCAACACTGAATTTGTTATAACTTATTGTTCCTGTTGCAATTTTGCTGTCGATGACAGTAGCATCGCTGGGTGTGCCAGTATATAGCGTGTCACCGAATAGCAACCCGAAAAAAGGGGTCAGTGCGTCCGGTGGTACTGCAAAACTAATAGTGGATCCCGAAATACTAAAATCAACCCCTGGATTCAATATTACGTTGTCCAAACTTATCATCATTGCATACGCAGTTGGGGGCGCAAATGACACACCGCCAACTGTGATATTAAATGTTTGTGTGACACCATTAAATGACAACGAATCCATCTTTCGGTATTGACCAATTTGTGGTGTATAACCAATATACGACATTACGTTTCCTTATAGTTTGCCGATTACTACTTCAATGACGCCAAATTCACCATCAAAGTTTTCAAGTGCTTTACCAATGACCATACCAACGCCGGGTCTCGCTTCTGCTCGGGCTCGGCCATTTCCGGCCGAGATCATCATGTCGCCTTTTCTAACTGGGCCTTCAACTTTAACTGGGACTCGCCCGGTCATTGCTAATGCTGCAACATGGTTAGCTTCAAGATGGCTATTCATCAAATAAGCCGGCTGAGTTGTCACCACTCCAGCTACTCTAGTACTTGCGAGAGTTGCGCTAACTGTGACTTCTTTTTCGCCGCCGAAATCTAAAACAGTTCCTGGCTCATAATCGTCATCGGCTATGTAATTTTCTGCCAAGTCAGCGTATTTGGCTGTGTTGGATACACCAATAAATGTCACGCCATATACGTTGTTAAATCTAGCTGCTGTTGCGCCTAGGTCAATAGTAGCGTTAGCGTTTGGTTGTATTACACCACTAACTGTTAATCCTGTTAGTGTACCAACTGATGTAATGTTTGCTTGTGCTGCACTAGATACTGTGGCAGCATATGATGTTGTTGGAACACTTAACGTGCCAGTGACGTTTGCACCCGGAATACTAGTTAATCCAGTGCCTGCGCCGTAGAATGTACCGTTAATGTTTGTGCCGTTTACGTTGCCAGTTGCACTTAATGTTGCACCTTGTACCAACGCAGATGTAAGCAAGTTGCCACCGGTGATGTTAGCTGTGGTTGTAATGGCTGTGATCATGCTCAAGCCAGAAATAACGTTTCCGCTTAAACTCAACCCAGCGGCATTTAAGTTGCCACCAGTGACGTTTCCAGTTGCACTAACTGTAGTACCTGTGACCGTCGCTCCGGACACTAATGTAGTTGCGACTAGGTTTCCAGTTAATACGTTAGCGGTTCCGTTCGTCACGTTGCCGGTTGCAGAAACTAAGCCAGGTGTATTGATATTACCACCAGTGATATTACCAGTTGCGCTAACCAATCCACCTAACGACATCGCACCGTTTGTGATAACATTACCGCCTGTAATATTACCTGTGGCACTAATTGCGCCACCAATGCTAATTGCGCCGCCAGTAATAATGTTTCCGCCAGTGACGTTGCCCGACATTGAAACAGTTGTACCGTTGAATGTTGTAGCAGATACTACGTTAGCACCAGTGATGTTGCCACCTGTGCCAGCAGTAGATAAGTTTCCGCCTGTGATATTACCTGCTACAGAAAGTGCTGTGCTACCTGTGTTAGCAATCGCAACAGGAGTTGCTGCCCCAACACTTAATGAGCCTGTTCCTAGTGCTGCACCAACTGTAATAGTTGTTGTGGAACCTGCTGCACCGTTTTCACCAATGCTGAGAGTTTTGGTGTTGGTAGCACTTGTGACACCGTTGCCAATGTACAGAGCTTGCGAGGCGGTTGAGCGGCCAACGCTGATAAAACCTGTTTGTGCTGTTCCGCCAAGGGTTAAATTGCCGGTTGTTAGTGCAGTACCTATACTGATTAGCTGGGTAGTTCCGCCAAACGTAACTGATCCACTTGCATTTAACCCCGAAGTTGATACTACTCCGTTTGTAATAATGTTGCCGCCAGCGATGTTGCCAGTAGTTGTAATGTTTGATGTAGTATTAATAGCACTGATTACGTTGCCGCTTAGACTTAGGATGCCTGTATTAACGTTGCCACCGGTAATATTACCAGCTGCGCTCATTGTAGTTCCAGCGTTAACTGCGCCAGTTGCGCTTATATCGCCGCCGGCTGTTATATCTGTTGTTGCACCAATTGTGGTGCCGGCAGTAATACCGTTTGTTGTGCTAAGGCTATCACCGTATACTGCACCAGTTGCTGAAACAATGCCGCCGGTTTTTAAATTGCCACCAGTAATGTTGCCGCCTGCGCTTGCTGTTCCTCCAGTGGCCAAATTGCCACCTGTGATAGTTGCAGTCGCTGAAATCAATCCACCAGTTAATATATTGCCGCCAGCAATATTGCTGGCACCAGACGAAATGTTTCCTACTGAACTCAAAATGCCAGCGGTTAAAATGTTTCCGCCAGTGATGTTTCCTGCGGCACTGATTGTTGTACTTGCGCTAACCAATCCAGTGACTGCTATTCCTGTACTTGACACGGTTGCTATCGTGCTTCCGCCAACGTTAGCAACAATGCTACCGTTTACAGACGGAATAACAACTTTACTAGTTCCGTTTAAAATCTGCGTTGTATCTGTTGAGATACCAGTTAGAGCGGAACCATTGCCAACAAAGTACGAGGCTTCAACGTTTCCAGTTGCACTTAAATTAGCAAGAACTAAATCCTGATATTGAAAACTTATGTTTGCTGTGTCAACTGTTGTACTAGGTTTTGTTAATAAATTACCAAATAGTTTATATTTGTTGTCTGTAATATCGCGGAAATACCCAGTGTATCGAGTATTGGCGCCGTCGTAATATTGCGAAACAACACCAGTATCGTATGTATCACCAGGGTTAGCGTTGGCTAAGAAGATAAACGGATCGTTAACTTCCAGGGAGTCTGTACCAGTAGTAGTGAAAATACCGTTAACAGTAAAGTCGCCAACGCAGGTAATATCTCCGCCAACGTTTAAGTTGCCAACAATACCTGCACCGCCGCCTACAGTTAGAGCACCAGAATAAACACCACTGCTTTCTGTGTTGTTCGAAGTTGCAATAATACCAGTAGAGTTAATATTACCAGTAATACCGACACCTCCAGTCACTACCACAGCACCTGTGTTATTGCTTACTGAAGTGACGTTTCCGTTAAAAGTGACGCGATCTGAACCCTGAACCGTAATGCTCATTGATTGAGAGTTTGCCCAATAGATACCTGTGTTATCGCCTGCTAATGAGTAAACACTAGGATTACCTTCTGTACCAGAGTTAAAAACGCTTGCAGTTAAGTCTAGCGAGTTAAGAGCGCCAGCACGGTATGTGACTGTAATATTGTTAGCACCAGTAGTTGGAGCAGAATTAAACTGTAATGTTGTATTGCCAGCAATATAATCCGTAAACGGTCTTTGTAAAGTAGAACCGATCATGACGTCAAGGTCTGACGCCGATGCGACTGCTCGGTTCAACGTAAATTCAGTAGCAGCACTATTACCACTAAAGGTCTCAGTACTAGTATTGATTAACGGTGTATTGGGATTTATACCAAGATAAGCCATTATGTAATTTCCATGATACTTAAAATAGCGTCAACACTGCTTGAAGCACTGCTTTGAACATAAATCTTGTCGCCGGTGATCAACACAATCTTTTGATCGCCACCAATTGGTACTAAAGAAGCGCCGCTTGATATTGGAGCATTTGTAACTACATAGGTATTTGCAGCACTTTGATCATTGATATAAACGTTAGCGGTAATTGCGCTACCTGAGGTATTTGTGACTGTTAATCCAACTACCACAGTAGTTGTATTAGCCCCAACTGTGTATGATCCTACTGACGTAGCAGTAGTTCCAATTCCCCTGCTAAGTTTTCTTGTGAATGTATTTGCCATTTTTTATCCTAATGCTATTGCCAATGCTGTTGCATCATCTACTGTTGCTACTGCTTTTCCAGTAATACTTATGCCTGTTGTAGCACTGATATTATTGG